TATTAGATTTGGCCTTTCTTGCTAGTTCAGCATATCTCCGGTAAAGTTCGATCCCCTCTAATTTTTCCATTTCTTTTCTCCTTATTACGTAATTTCTTCTGCGATGTAAAAACTTTACCAATCTTGATTTCAATGTATCTTCAGGGGTAATCATTGTTCCAAGTGCTTGGATTCCTATTTGTCGCATATTCTCCCTTTCACAAGATTTACAAAGCACCAATAGGTTAATGGTTGCATAGTCCTTTTTTGATACTTCTCCACATATCTCACAGATAAAAATACTTTCACAATCATCTGAATCAAAACAAGGAATCTCTATCATTTTATATTCTCCTTGCCCCGTTGCCGGGGCTTTTGGTTAGTTTTTAAAATATTCTTTACTGGCTTCATACCAGATATCGCTCTGACGGTCAGCATTCCCACAATTTTCGTCGATTTGCATGATGTGCTTTTTAGCATCTTCTTCGCTTAAAGAAACACCTGCATAATCTTTGGCCATCATTTGCATAAACGAAACGTCTGATCTTTTAATTTCTTTCATTTTTTGTCTCCTTGGTTGTGGTTTATAAAAAAGTCCTCCCCTATTCTATACACCCTGCAGGTGCATAGGTCAAGTTTTTTATGATGACAGTTTTTGTACGTAAAAGAAATTGCATTGCAAAAAGGGCAACAATCGGTATACTGTAGGTGTTGTGGTAACGGTCTTCTTCTTCGGAAAGAGGACTCTCGAAGTGGGGCTCACATGGCCCTTTCCTTTGGGAGTCCTCTTTTTTTTTGGTAAGGTTATGGGATTAAAGGGAAAACAACAAAGGTTCTGTGATGAATATATCATAGACCTCAATGCTACCCAGGCCGCAATTCGTGCTGGATACTCCACAAAGACAGCTGGCGTGATGGGGTTTGAGAACCTTACAAAACCTAAAATCCAACAAGAAATAGCCAGGCTCAAGGAAGAACGCAGTGAGAGAACAAAGATTGATGCTGACTGGGTGTTGGAAAAGCTGGCTCTCCTGGCAAATGCAAACCTGGCGAAGTTCATTGTACGAGAAGAGGGCAAGCAACCTTACTACGACCTATCACAAGCCACAGATGAAGAGCTCTCTATCCTGGACGAATTAACAATAGATACAATCGGCAGCGGTGAGGACACCCTTGTGCACAGGATAAAGTTAAAAAAACCATCTATTCACAAAACACTCGAGCTAATAGGCAAGCACGTTGATGTCCAAGCCTTCAAAGAGAAGGTAGAGTCTGACAACAAAATGACCGTGTACCTTTCGAGGGAGGATCTCAAGCTATGATGGCAGGGTCTTCCGTAAGAGTCTTTAGGCGCAACACAAAACCACCTCCACCAGTGGCAGCAGCAGAACCATTTAAGCCAACATTGCAGGTGAAAAAGCCTGGAAAGTTTTCTTATACGGAAAAACAAAAGGAAGCAATGCAGATTCTTACTTCTGATGCTGTCCATGTCATGCTCTTTGGTGGATCCAGATCTGGGAAAACCTTTCTTTTGTGCCGAGCAGTAGCCGTTCGAGCAATGAAGGCACCCGACAGTAGACATGCAATCCTCCGTTTCCGCTTTAATCACGTTAAATCTGCAGTTGTTCTCGATACCTGGCCAAAGATGATGCGTCTATGCTTTCCCGGGGTTAAGGGGAGAATGGACAAAACAGACTGGTATTATGAATTCCCTAATGGAGCCCAGGTCTGGTTTGGTGGCCTCGATGATAAAGAACGCTCCGAGAAAATTCTCGGTATGGAGTTTGTTACCATTTATCTTAACGAGTGCAGCCAGATCTCGAGAGAGGCAAAGGAGCTCGTTATAACCAGGTTAGCACAACAATGCTTCACCGAAGTTAAGGGTGAAGAGCCAGAGTTGTTGCCTCCAAGGCTTTACTATGACTGCAATCCTCCAAAGAAATCTCACTGGACGTACAAGACTTTTATCCTCAAGATTGACTACGATACGAAGAAGACAGTCAATAACCCACTAGACTATGCAAGCCTGAAGATTAATCCCGAGGATAACGCAGAGAACCTGTCCCCGGTCTATCTAAAGATGCTGGACAACCTGTCTTCTAAGCAAAGGAAACGTTTCAAGGCTGGTGAGTTTGCAGATGATACGGAGAACGCTCTCTTCAATGAAGACTGGTTCTCAACCTGGCGAGTCATCAACCACGAAGATCTTCCAGACTTTGTACGGATTGTCATTCCAGTTGATCCTTCTGGGTCAGGTGACGAAGATAATGCAACAAATGACATGATCGGGATAATGGCATGCGCATTAGGCACCGATGGCAATGGATACCTCCTCGAGGACTGTACGGTCAAAGCTGGCCCTGCAACCTGGGGAAGGGTTGCTACAATGGCGTATGAACGTCATGAGGCCAATGCAATAGTAGGTGAGGTCAACTTTGGTGGTGCAATGGTTGAGCATGTCATCCAGACAGCCAGACCGCACACTCCGTATATCCCAGTCCATGCGTCCAGGGGCAAGCATATAAGGGCCGAACCGATATCGGCCCTATACGAGCAGGGCAGAATTCGCCACGTTGGTTATTTCCCAGAAGCAGAGGAAGAACTGGCAGACCTCACGACTGTTGGGTATGTGGGTGAGGGCTCACCAAACCGAGCAGATGCGATTGTCTGGGGATTCTCGGAGCTCTTCAAGGGCATTGTGGCCCCGAAAGATATAAAGAAGTTTGACAGATCAGCAATTCGAGGAGATGGCTCACGATGGGCAAATTAGCGGCAGACGTAAAACAGCTAAAGGGTTGGGTCGTTGAAGGAGCGGAGATTAACTCGACTTGGCACCAAGAGTCATGGGAGGACTGCGCCTTCACAGATGGGTGGCACTGGTCTGCAAAAGACAAGAAGATAATGCTGGCTAATGAGATTAACCCGATAACGACAAACAAAATACTTCCTGTTGTTAATCTCAAGTTGGGATACCAGGCCAATAATCCAAGCGAAATGGCAGCAAAGGGCAGGACACAGCTTGATAATGAGATCGGCCAGGTCATGACCGAAAGCATTAAGTATGTCATGGATAGATGTGAGGGCCAAGCCAAGCTGCAGGAAGCATACAAAGAGCAGATAATCACTGGCTTTGGGTTTTTGAAAGTAGATAAGGAAGAAGACCCCAGGCGTGAACCAGTGGTTGTAAGACGTTTCCCTTGGTACACTTTTGGCCGGGATCCTTACGGGGATCCGTGGCTGGATCCGCTCTATTGTCGATACTGCTTTTATTATGACTGGAAAGATGTTGACGGTCTTATTGCAGCTTTCCCGGAAAAAGAGAAAGAGATCGAGGAAGAGTTCAGGAAAATGGGAACTAAGCAGCTGGGGCAGCAGGACTGGCAGCTGACATACGATGTTGGATCCAGGGTGGAAAGTGCCATTGGCCAGATGCGAGGCGCAGCCTGGGCAGATAAGGTACGCAGGAGAGTAAGACCTGTTGAAATCTACTACACGGTAGACCAGGACTGTCTTTTTGCTATCATGGAAAACTCTGCAGTGTACGAAGTAAAAGACTCTTTACCAGTCAACGAGCAGTTTCAACTACTCAGGCAAGCCAGACAGACAGTACAGGCAAAGGTTAAGAAGATCAGACAGGCAAACTTCATGAATGACCTAATTCTCAGTGATATTGAGTCTCCACATGCCCACGATATGTATCCGTACATTCCGTTTTACTCATACCTGGACAGGTTCAACCTGCCCTTTGGAGTCCCGAGAAACGCAAAAGAGCAGAACATGGAAACCAATAAACGTAGATCCATGGCCCTGGCTCTTCTACATTCTAAGAGAATGATAGCGGAGAAGGGAGCTCTCGAGGATCCAAACGCTGCCTTTGCCGAAATGAACAAACGCCTTGGTTTGATTATCACCAACGAAGGCAAGATGGACAAGGTTAAGATAGACGACCTTTCAGACCTGGCTGACTCCCAAGTTGCGTTAATGAACATTGCAGAAAGGGAGATAAAAGAGATAACCGGGGCAAATGATGAATCACTAGGCTATGAAACCAGGGTGATGTCTGGTACTGCCTTGGAAAAGAAACACCAGCAGTCAACCACCATGTCAGCCACACTAGACATGAACTTTGATAGATCAAAGAAAAAGCTTGGGACTTTGCTGATACCAGAAATACAGCGAGAATGGACTGGGCCAAAGGTCTTGAGAGTTACTGACAGGATGAGTGGTGTAGATAGGTTTGTAGAGGTTAACCAGCAGATCCTCAACCGCAATGGTGATGTCATTGAGGTTAAGAACAACATAGGCAATGGCCTTTTTGATTGCGTTATCGCCAAGAAACCTCTTAACGACACGATCAGGGAGCAAAATGCAGAGCTCCTGTTCAATGCGATCAACAAGGCACCACCAGAAGCTATTCCAGAATTACTTTCCATGGCTTTCGAGATGAGCGACATGCCGCAAAAGGACATGCTACTCGAGAGATTACGCAGGGTACTGGGTGTTGAAGAGATAGATCCAATGCTCTCCAAGGAAGAGCAGGAGGCTATCAGGAAGGATAAGCAGTCAGCACTAGAGGCCAAGGCTTCAGAAGATGCTAACTATGAAACAAAGACCAGGGAACTTGATCTTCAGGAGAGAGAAGCGAAGATCCTCAAAGACAAGGCAATGATCGAGGAAATGCTGATAGCAGCCAAGATCAAAGAGCGAGACTCTGCAACCAAGGAATTCCAGGAAGGATTTAAGTTACAGCAAGACCTGTTAAGGCAGCGTGAAACAAGGAAACCAGTGGAGGCTAAGTAATGGGAGAGGCAAACCGGAAGAAGATATTCAAGCTTAACGGAGGGCATTTGCCGATTAGGTTTGTGAACAGACACAAGGAGGCTATCCATTGAGCAAGGGAATTGGACTGGGGAACATGACCCCGGATATGACAAAAGGCCAAAAGGATGCAGTTGAGAGGGCAGAGGAAGCCAAGATGGAAAAACACTTCCGCAGCCACAAGGAATTACCAGCTGGTCGTAACTTCTGGGCCTGGAACAGAGAACACCAGCCAGATGCTGACAAGAAGTACAAAGACAATTTTCCGAACATTTTCCCGAACTCCCCAGGAGCAGGGATTTAAAAGGGCAAGAGAGCCCACCGATTAACTCAAAAAGAGAGGATTAAGAAAATGGGGAAGTTAGTTAACACCAGTAGGGTGCAATTCAGTAAAAATCAACATTCGGCAGGGGCTCAAGCCGCAGGGTTGTGGTACTCGCTGTTTAGAGCGGCAGGTAATCCGCCTGCAGACACCGTTCTTGGCGCAGGAACCAACCTCGCATTTCAGGCTTTAACCAGGACAACTTCAGGAGCAGCAGGAATACAGCACGGTGCAGATGTTGGGGCCAGGGCTGGTGCTACCAAAAAGATTACAGCAGCCTCTGTTCTTACGGCTGCAGCAACCACGGCACCGTTCTCATTGATGTTGGTTGATCTTCTTGGTTTTTACACCATAACCTCGGTCACGGTAGACACAGCACAGACACTGGACAACACCGTAACCCTCCCAAGGTTCACGAATGGCAAGGGCGTTCAGGCTTTTATCACACAGTGATGGGAGCAGCAACACCAAATATTACCCTGGGTTACACCAACAGCGCAGGTACAGCGGCAAAAGCTACACCAGCGGTATTGCCAGCAGGGCTGACACAAGCCCCGGTAGGATCTATTATCCATTCAGGCACAGGTGCTGGAAAGTATGGGCCGTTCATTCCTTTGGCGCAGGGTGATGATGGTATCAGGTCTGTTGACTCTCTCACTCTTTCGGCAACATACGTAAGCGGAGTTCTCAACCTGGTGTTGTGTAAACCCATATTAACCATTTCTGCAACCACCCTTGGTGTCAAGGTTAGAGAAGAGTATGCAGACGGAGCGAGGCCAGAGATAGCAGACGGTGCGTGTCTTTCGGTCTTGATGTTGGCTGGCGTTAACACTCCTGCCAATAGCACAGTGTTTGGTGAGCTCGAGCTTGCCTGGGAATAAACACCTTTAGGCAGGGGCTAGGGACTATAGCCCGAAAAGCCAGCCACTCACTGGTTGCCCTTGTCATTCATGAGTATACGCTAGGAGGTAGCGCAATGAGGAAGAACACAGGAAGGCCACGGAAAATGAATATCCAGACTCAGGGAGATTGTAGATACTGGTATTTTAAGCAGAATCATGGATAAATTTAAAAGTTAAACTTCAGTTCTCGGGACTGTATAAAAGCGTATCGCCACTCAAGGGCGTTAAAAGGAGAGCATTATGGAAGGGCAAACAGGCAGTGTAGAAACCACGATAGGTGGTGGTAGTAGTGTAAGCGGTGAAGAGTCCTTTGTAAAGACCGAAGAAATGCCAGTCTATGAGGGTGAAACCTCAACAGGTATTACCAGGCCATCATTTCTTACGGAAAGCGGAAAGGATCTGCGAAAGGCTGAGAAAGGGCAGGGCGAGGATGAGACTGGCACAGCGAGTGAAAAACCGTCTTCCGCTGGGGCGAAGCCAGACTCGGAGCAGGATCCAGAGGCCGATAAGCAGACTACCGGAAAAGCAGAGGAAGGTGAAGAGGGTGAAGAAACACCCGGGGACGAGGAAACCCCTGGGGATGAAGAAACACCTGAAGGAGGAAAGGTTAAGGTTCCAAAGGGCTTTGTAACAAAGGCAGCGTTAAGCAAGGAGAGAGGGAAGAGTAAATTCCTCAAGGAAAAACTTGACGAAAAAGATGCTTTTATCTCAGAACTGCAAGCGCAGCTGGAAGGAAAGGCCCAGGAGTCAAGCGAGTTCAAAGACTTCAAGGTGCTTGACGATGACGAGCTCGATCTTCTCGCAGAGGATGACCCTGTTGCAGCGTCAAAGTATGCCAGGCAGTTGGTCAAGTATGAGCGACATGCGGCACAGGTTGAAGCTCAGAAAGAGGCACAGAAAGAACTTAATGCCAGGCTGCAGGAAGAGTCTGCAGTTGCCAAGAGCCGAGTCAATGACCTTCTCCCGGACGAGGAAACGCAAGCCGCTCTAA